AAAGAGGCGCTCCCTGACAGTCAGTCCTGGGGGTGCAGCCATTAGCGCGGCTCCAGCCAGCAGGACACTTTGGCGGTCGGAACGTCATCCTGTGAACAGAATACCTCAAACGGACAGCTAGGGGGCATGCCTGCCTGGGGGTCATAGGTCTGGGCGGCATGCGGACGCCAGGAAGCTATAAACGCCTCAAGTTGGTCCCAAGTAGTAACGTGCTGATACACGATAACCACTATCGTCTCCCCTGGATCAGCGCCCGCACGCCCCGGCGTAGATCGTCCGCAATGAGAGGCTTGAATTTTGCCATCGTTGGAGCCAATGCAGGCCTTGCAGGGATTGTCACACTCGTCTTGAGGACATATTCTGGGATAATACCCCCACCCTCGACTTTCTTAAAGATGAGTAATGATCCCGTATTCCTGCTTCTTGCCACAAACGTATCTTGCATCTGGCGCGGCGGCGTCTGACGCGCTTCCTCTGTCAACGGAATGGCGAGATAGTGCGCGATGCGCGGACGAATCGTTCCGCCATGCTCGTGAATCCCGACCCAACTTGGGGAATCCTTGAGATAGCCTATGCGAGCCGTGACTAGCGTACCGCCGCCTTGCCCTGCTACCTGGACTTGATGCACAAAGGAGCGCTTGAGCCGTCCTGTGCGCTCGGCAAGGCGCGTCGTAGTCGTCCCGCCCGTCAGGTAGGTCGCACGCGCATACGCCACGGCTTCCCCCAGGCGCTTGTCCAGAATACGGCCTGCGGTCTCGCCCATGTGGCGCGTGACATAGGTAAAGCGGTCTTGCAGAGCAGTTAGTCCCTTGATCGACGCGCTCCAGGGCATCGTTACTGTTCTCGGGTATCGGAGCGAAACACGCCAGGCATTGCCAGTGGTGCAGTGACTGTAGGAGGCAAGTCCTGTTTGAGCCAGGCGCCATCAAACTGATGTTCCTGGCCATCCTTCGTTCGCACAATCACGGCAATGCTGGCAGCGTCAGCCAGTAATGAAGCCAGGTCTTCAGGGATGAAAATCATATGCAGACCTTCCCTAGATTATTGCGGCGTTATGTCGCGTACCTGCAATCGGTAGAAAGGATAGCCTGGTCCGTCAAAAATGTCGATCACGCGCCAGAGATGCCCATGCTCATCCAGCACCGAGTCGGCCTTAGTCGGGACCCAGAGCACGCGATAAAGAGCAATGCGAAGCTGGCTATCCTGGCGAATTACAGACGGCGAACCCCCTGGTCCCGCCATGCCAGTCAGGCGCAGACTGAGCAGCTCAAAAGAGCCCCATGCGTCCGTATATGTCACAGGCGTGGCGGACGGATTGGCACGAGCATAGTAGGTGAGAGGCCGGAGCTTCCCTGGTCCCAACATGTCCTCGCCGCGCTTGGCAAGGCGGGTCAGACTGGCCGTGGTAATCACTGGGACTCCTCAGATGCGCCGGGCGACAAACGGCAGCAAGATCGCTTGGATTGGCAAGGGAAATTGTCCCAAAACCGAGACGTGCCCCAAGGCGCTCGCAGCAGGGCTATGATAGGTCGTACTCGTATCACCTACATGGATACTGGCGACATCCACACCGTCTGCGCTCATTTGCTGCCACCATTGGATACCCAGGATCACGGCACGCTCCAGGGCCTTGCGTTGCGCTGGATGGAGCGCCAAACTATAGCCTGCGATAAACGTTCCCAGGATATTCTCTTGCCCTAGAGGAAAAACTCCTCCGCCCAGATTGAACAGCGTGAGACGCCCCATCGCGCTATTGAAACGCATCTGGTTTGCCGTTGGAAGAACATTGACGGTCTGGCTGTATCGGAAGTCCGCGCTGGAAATAGTTAGAGCGGTGAGGGTAGTCACGGGATAGGCCCATTTGCCCTCAGCTTTGAGCCAGAGCTGCGGACGTCCGGTGCCGTCCTGTGGCACATCCGTAAACACCCGCGAGGCCAAAATACGGCCCGTGGCTTGTTCAAAGAGAGCACTGATAGCATCAATATCATCTTCGACCAGCGTGGGGTCCGTCTCATCATCCAGACCCAAAGCCGCAAAGACTTTCGCAGTCGTCGAGAGCGCCAGGGGAGAGAGCGTCATAGTATTTTTATGCCTAATGTGCTATACTAGGGAAGTCGGGTAGCGCCTTGCTAGCGCCGTCAAAAGTCTTGGTGCCCTATTTCACCAAGAGCCCGACAAGCTCATATCGCCAAATAGGAGGCGTCTATGGATACCGCGATCTGCCCTAAGTGCCATATTGAAAAACCCCTCAGTGCCTTTAACCGAGATAAGAACAGAAAGAATGGACATACTCCATACTGTAAAGCATGTCGAAAGGTATATCAGCAAAAAAATCAAAAGCGTATTAAGGAGAGTAAAGCCTTATCTTATCAAAAGAACAAGCCTGCTGTTTTGGTACGAGTCAAAAAATATGGGGATACACATCAAGAACAACGCAGACAGTATTCTAAGGCATACCACAAGGCCCATTATAATCCTGAACTAGCACGAAGGCGTTATCTGCAACGCCTTGAAGTTTCTGGAGAAGTCCTAAGAGCACAAAAGCGGACCTATGCTCAACAGAACTCAGAAGCTCTGCGCGTCTACAAGGCTCAATGGGTTAAAGACAATCCTGACAAAATGCATGCCGCAAAAAGTCGCCGTCGCACCCGTGAAGCTGGCGCTCTCTATGTAGAAGCCGTCTCTCTTGATGTTCTTTACCAAAGAGACAAAGGGATATGCCAACTTTGCCATAAGCCATGCAAACGTCAAGAGGCTTCGCGTGACCACGTTGTCCCTATTGTAGAAGGCGGAGAACATTCTTACAGAAACTGTGTTTTGGCTCATAGACGATGCAATTCGGGCAAAGGAGCACGACACATACCGCAACAACAACGGCTTTTTGGATAGCTACTCATACTATCAAGGCTTCGGCTGAGCCGAGATAACTAACGTTGTCGCTCCTGCATATGTGCCAACGGAAGTCACGACAACACGATAGAGGTTCCCAAGGAAGCCATCAACTACAGTATCGCCAGCCAGAGAATTATCTGTTGGGGTAGCGAGCGTTGTAACCGGGGTTGAGGCGCGAAGATTCGCTATGCGGTGCTTCGTCGCTGTAGTAAAACTAAAACTAGAAATATCCATCCACGTTACACCATTATTGAATGATGTTTGCGCTCGTGCAATGAGGCTTGTGCCTCCTGACCCATAGACAAAACTAGCATCGAGCACCAGGCCATTCATCCAGCCTGGCATGGCAAAGGGGCCATAGACTGCCGCAGTCTGGGCGACCGTAATGACGGTATTGACGAGTTCGCGGCGTGAAAACATGGAGCACGGCGCTTTCTATGAAGAGAGTTATTAAGGGCATGCCCCTACTCCTGAGTAGCCCATGAGGAGGTGCGTCAGGTCTGTAGGGGACATGCCCACTACAGGGCTACTGTCCTGGTCTCGTCGTCGCCTGACGTGTCCGGCGTGGCGCGACTTGGTGTTCCTCGTTGACCTTGCGATCCACTTCGATCTTCGCATCGCTTTCAGTCTTGGCCTTCGCTGCCTGTTCAGCCGCCTGCGCACGCCGCTCCGCATCCGTCAGGGCCTTGTTTTCTGGCGCACCGCGTTGCATGGCTTTCTCTTCCGCCTCCTGGCGTAGGGTTTCTGTTGCTCGCGCAGCGGCAGTCCGTGCCCGTGCACTGGCGGCGGTCTCGGCGAGTACGACCGGCTCCGAAGTCAGCACAGGCACAAAGCCGGCATCAGCCGGCTCCGCGAAATGGCCCGCCACCAGCATACTGGCGAGCGGCTCCGCAATCTCATATTCCTCTTCGGCGAGGAATGTTTCGATATGGATGCCATCACGCGCCGCCTGTTTCGTCAGGAGCATGCGTACTAGGGCCATAACTACCCTCTCCTTTCAGCACAATCAGAATCAAGGGAGGCGTTGCCTTTTCTACTGGCGCCTCATCACAAGTCACCAAGACAGTTTAGACCGGCGCATGGAAGACATGATCAAGCAGGGCAATCACGCCCACGGGCACGGCGGAGACCGTACCAGCCTCCGTCCCGATCACGCGCTTGTAGCGCTTGGTATTGGTGCGCACCCCAATCCGGTAGACAAAACTGTCATCGGTCGCGGCGTCCAGCACATAATCCCAGGCCGAACCATCTTCCCGGTAGCCGCCAAGATAGTCAATCGCGGCAATGTCGGCCATGTCAGAGCTATCGGACAGGTCGCCCTCCTGGACCTTGAACGTGAGACTGTGCGTCCCTGAAAAGGCATTGCCGGCATTCAGCCCTACGTCAACGAGAAAACAGATACTCACCGCCAGCGCACAGTCAATAGCCTGGCCAGTAAACGTGGCAGAGACGGCGGCGCCTTCCCCATCGGCTTCGCGGGCTTGGAGTGCCTTAATGTTATGGACTAAGTCGTGGGACATAATAGAATAATCCTCTCTATGGCATAACCATCGTCACCACGCATTGTACTGCGCCGGCTGAGTTGTTGCCGACCGGGACAACCTTTACAGCAAGGGTGGCCCCAGCGACTATGTTCGTAGTCGTCGCGGTATTGGTTCGGCATTCTGTCGCTGCCTCGCCGATCACACAAGAGATGACCGGCACAGTATCTGCCGCTGCGGTTCGCACCGTCATAGTCAACGACTCCCCTGCGGCCTGTGTCGAGTTACTCTTGCAGCGCATCCCTCGCACTCCAAGTGCGAGAGTAGACACTGGAAGGTCAGCAGTCGCTTCTGTCGTGGAATCTAGCGCCGAGCAAGCCGTACTGGCAAGGGAATAATCAGTCCCATCCCCAGTCCAGGAAGGCAAGGAAGGCCCCAGGTAGTTGACCGTTGTGGTGCCAGCATCGTCGCCACAGATGACGAGCGGCTGCGTAAACCCTGTGACGCCAACAACGGTCGAGCCATTCTGGGTAAAGGTTGCGCCAGAGTCTACGACTAGGGAGCCGCCTGACTTGATATGGAGCCCACCGCCCGACACAATATCTAAGATGGACCCTACAACCCAGCGGGAGCCGCCCTGGACCAGGCAATTGAGCGTTAGTTGACGGGAAACGCTACAGTTATCGGCACTGGTGGCACTGAAGCCATAGCCTACAGCAAAGACCAATATCATCAGTCCCGCCAGCACAAGTCCCAGACGTTTTTTCATTCACATCCCTCCTCGTCTCTCCAGAGTGCTTGGTTAGACCGAGACTTTCATCACGGCGTATGCTTCATCTAGAACTGGTTGCCCCCCGACGCGTTTCGTCGTATATAATTCAACAAATCCCTTGGTGCTGTAGGGGTCGCGCAGCATGGGCATCTGCGCCCGGTCCACAATGGTATAGGCACGCCGAATGTCCCCAAAGATGACGGGATAGCTATTGAGCGCAATCGCGGGCATGTCGATCATTTCCCGGTAGGGATAGCCCAGGAGGGTATTGGGTTGACCCGCCAGCAGACCAGGCTGCCAGAGGTATTGGCCCGTGCCGTCCTTCAGGAGGCGCACCGCACCCATCGTTGCCCGGCGCATAACGAACGTTGCGTTGCGCGTGTAAAACTCCGGCAGGGCGAACGTCAAGTTCAGTAAGCCATCCGCCGTGATCGCGCCATTGTCGCCACTGTTGACGATCTGGCTCCCGTAGGGCAGCGTAGTCAGATGGGTCAAGCGGGCTGCTGAAAGCAGTCCTTCCGGCTTGCCGACGCCATCGCCAGAGATAAACGCCGCGCCTTCGAGGACGGCAAACGCCATGCCCAGCCGATCATCCAGCCAATTATCAAAGTCATAGTTGGCATCGTCCAGCATGTCCTGCGTCGCCAGGGGGTTGGCGAACGCATCAAACACCTGGATGCGCTCCATGCCAAAGTTCCCCGCCTGGGTCTGTCCCCGCGTGCCAGCTTCAGATACCCACTGCGCGACAAACCGCAGCGGACCTTCCTTGGGCTGTTCCCAGCTGTTACCGGATGTCATCGTAACGACGTTGGCCAGTTCACGAATCGGGGAGAACTGGACGAGGATGCGCAAGATGTTGGCAGCACGCTGGGGCGGAACGACATACCCTCCCTGGGTATCATCCCCGTAAGACAGGAGCTTGACTTCATCAGGGAGGAGGACGTCTTTGCCCTTGCGGGTGAACTTGCTAAAGGCTTTGGCTTCGGGGGTCAGGTCGATCTGGCCCGGCGTGCCCGGCAGCCCCCATAAGCCCGGACGGTTGAGGCGCACTTGCGTTTTAGTCATGAGGTCTTCCAGCTCCTCAATCCGCAAGTTGGCCTTGGCAATCTGCTCTTTGTACTCCGCGCTGATCGTATTGGCCTGGTTGAGCCAATCGGTTTTCGCCTCTTCCAGGGAGCGCGTATGGATCGCTTTCAGATCGTCCCAGGCTTTGAGCTGGGCGTCGTGCAGGTCTTTGAGGGTCAATACAGGTGCCATAGCTAGGTGCTACTCCCCAGGCTTTGGATGGTGGCAAGAAGCTGCGCCATGTCAGCTTCCGAGAGGTCCTCTTCAACATCCTCAGCGTGGAGTACTTCTTCCGGGGCTGGGGGGTCTTCCGTGGCGGGTGCCTCCTTCGTCACAGGCGGCGAGGCGTGGCTCTTGGCCGGGTCCTCGTCTTGCGCGGCGGCGATGGCGAGCAGTGCCTGGAGTTGGTCAATGCAGGACTGAATGGTCGAACGGTTGCGGGCACTAAACACCGCGCCAGCTTTCGTGGCATGTTGGGTAAAAAGCGTCTTGGCTTCGGCGACCAGACTCAGGAGTTGTGGCGCATAACGGTTGGCGCTCATATACTCCACCACTTCATCCTGGTTGAGACTGACGGCCAGGCGTATCCAGCCCATAATGGCCTCGCTAAACTGCTGGAGCGAGACCTGGGCCATCGCCACTTTTTGCTCCGCCGTCATGTCCGGGTCTTCCATGATCGACCAGACCGAGCGCCAGAAGGCACAGTCGATATCGTAGCGCTGCTCCATGACATCACGGGTCTGGAGCACCTGGGTAAAGGTCTGGGCTTTATGCGCAAGCGTCGCGGGGGTCGTCATGGCGGGATGCTCCTTGACATTGGTAATCGTAGCAAAGGGATTCGCGGCAAAGGTCACTACAGAGCCCTCCCACAGCATGGCCTCGTCAACATAGCGCACGCCGTCAGCCCAATGGTCCTTTTTGGTCTCGTAGCCAATGGACATTTCAATGGGCATGCCCGCCGTATGCTTATGCAACATGAGCTTGTAGGCTTCACGCGCAATCGCCAAGTCTTTTTGGGGATCTTCGGAAATATAGAGCGTCCCGTCCAGCACATGCAATCCGCGATCTTGTTCTTCGAGGAGTAAAAAACCCATTTCTTTTTTAGGATCGTGCTGATCTAGGAGCGGGTATCTGGCGGTGCCGAGCTTCGCCGTGCGGTGATCGAGCGAGCGCTTGAAGGCTTTGGGGCTGACGACATCCCCTTGGAGGTCTTCGACGCCATAGACAGACAAGTCTCCCTCAAAATGGCCCTGATCGTTGAGCGTTTTGAGGGTGAGTTTGGCAGCCTTAAATTCCATTGACCAGGACTCCATACGCAAGACGAGGAGAAGAAGGGCTTCGATAGCGCGGGCTGGACTCGAACCAGCGTCCGATAGGCGTTATGAGCGCCCCACTCTACCAACTGAGCTACCGCGCACCAAGGACGGTGTATGCCTTTCAGCCATAAGCTGTCCGCAGCCCAACGCCAGGCTGTGATCCGTAGGAGCGATCCGTTTGCACTCTTGAGATTATCAAGAGAATTTTAATCTGTCAAATTATAATAATAAGGGCTGAACAGGAATCAAAGGAGGCTTCGTCCATTTCTTGCTATTGCAGCTCGCGCAGGCCGGAACGATATTGGCGAGTGTATGGCTTCCGCCATGCGATAGTGAGAGGATGTGGTCTTTTGTCAGCTTTTTGCTTCGTTTTCCACAATAGGCACAGCGATGCCTGTACGCTGCTTTCAAAATGCCCCATTGTTCTACGGTAAAATCGTTGATAGGGGCAGCGAGACGTCTGGCACGTCGCCTCGCGTTATATTCTAAGATTTTCTCAGGATGAGTGGAACGCCAAATACGATGATAAGCTCGCAATACTGCTTTATGTTTTTGCTGATAAAGACGCCCGTATGTCTGGCATTGTTCAAGATGAGATTGTCGATAGGCTTTCTTAGCCTCTTGAATAGCTTGCAAATGCTCTCGGATATATATTTTTCGCTGTACTTTATAGC